TTTAGCGCATCTTTATGATGAGCCTCCCTGCCTTCGGGAAAGTTTAACGCAAAAGAGGGAGTTACATTTAGTTAGAAAGACATGGATGAGTCAAAAGTAAAACAGAATGTATTTAAAAGAGTTTTGGGATCTAAGAAGAAACCTATGACTGTAATTGATGAATTACATCAGGTTATTGATTCTCTCGAAGATATTAATATTGATTTAATCGATAAAGGTATCATTACAAAAGAGGATTCCTTTAATACTGACAACCCTAAGCATGTAGAAATGTTAGGTGGAAGTGTTGAAAATGCTGGTAAAGTAATTAGAGCGGGTAAGAAAACTATAGACATATACAATGAGATCATGAATAAAGGCGGTTTAATAACTGCTGATGGACGTGGTGTTTTAGTCCGCGAAATGAACAACCTAAACAAGATTAAGGATGGAATTTTGAAAGCTGATTCCAGACGGAACGTGCCTACAAACGATGACCCTTTTTCTTCAGTAAGTGGAAATAGAGCAACTAACTTTGAAGCTGCCGGAGCCAGTCCAATAGAAGTGAATTTTGAGTGCCCCGTTAAAAGCCGCACTTATGGAGACTATGTTCTCGATTACACTAAAGATATTGGTCAGTATCCAATGGTTCTTCAACGACAGGTTTTAAATTTAAATGCTTTATTTGGAGCCAAAACAGACAAAGATGGCTACTTAGTCTACGATAAAAGTGCTGTTTTAGCTAATTTTGTTAATACTACTGTAAGTAAGTTAAACAATTTAGCACAAATTAGAGTCAATTTTACTACTGAGTATACCTACGAGGAAATTTCATTATGGTTATCAATCCTCTGTGACTCTCTTAATGCTTGGTTTGGAATTACTTCTATCATTCAGTTTACTGATGGTGAAGGAAACAATAACTATGGCATGAACTGGTGCCGACGCAATATGTCCGCAGAAGATATGAATGAATACCGTAACTTCTCAGTACTATTACAAATGGTACCATGTCCTCCAATTCTGATTAGCATTTTCTATATGTTAAATCATAATTACAGATATATGTCTGATCTACCCAAGTCTACAATTCTTAAGTTTACTAGCGCCTGTGCTGTAGCTGAAGATGACTTAGCTCTAAATTTCGGTTTACCTGATTTAGTTAGAAAATTAACGAGTAAGGAATTTGTAAAAGTACAAGCTAAATTAGTTCGTACTATTCCTGAATGGCGTGATAATAAGTTTCCTGTTTATGGTAGTGGTACAGTTCATAGTCCAGTTTGGAATTCAATTTGGTCTAACGCTGCCACTATTACGCGTGTTATCGTCGATAACAAGGAAGATATTTTCAGAGCTCCTCTAATTAATTCTGATGAAAGTCCTAATCATTGGGACACTATCGATCAAATTTATTATGCTCAGTGTAATGAATTAAATGGTCTTGTAGAAGCATTATATGCTGTTTATGAGGCTTATTCTGATCAATGGATTACTGGAATCTTCAGACCTAAACCGTTTATTGATGGTAAGGTTAAAGAAACTAATGGCGTTTCTAGATATAGTAACCGTTGGATGTGGGTTAACAATACTTTTATCGACGCTGGTAGCCAAAACGGTTATGTTGTTGGTAAATGGGTTCATTCTATTGATCTTTCTGATCGCCCTATTTTTGTTGACATTAGTCCCGACTTTGAAAATATTCATGGTCTTTCGGTTAATACCATTCAACGTGTTACTATGGAAGTTTGGGAATGGATTGTTAGTTTAGATAATTTATCAAAGGATAATATCAATAAGTCTAAGGGCTCTGATAGACCTAAAGATAAAAGAACTAAGCCTCGCAAGC